TAGGGAAAAATACCCACCCCCGAAAAAACACAGGGGCGCAAAAGGGCCAAGTGAGGGCCGTATGAGGGCCGTGGGAGCGGAAATTGTGCGCATAAGGAGTAATGAAGCTCGTGAGGAGCCTTGAATCTGCGTTGACAGAAACAGGAGACGATCCAGTATGTAGGAGAACTCTTGAATATATTTTTGATTACTTACATCACAACTGTTACTTGTTGAAAGTAGTGAACGGAAAGAAAGAACTTATGAAACTACAAAGTTCATCATCGCCTCCTTCAGCTCGTAAGACGCTACGGAAGAAAGTGAAGAGTGCAAAAACTATCAGAGTACTTGGATGTGTTGTGAAACAGTTCAATACAACAACTTCAGTAGAATGGGAAAGATTTGTGAATCAAGTTGAAGGTATAAATGACGGAATATACATTTTGAACCTAACAGACGCCTTGATGTTAAAGAAAGACAGAACCGTACCTTGGGAAATACTTGGAAGTGGAAAGCTTGAGTCAAAGTATGAAGGAGAAATGTTACCTATATTTGGCGGATCTACCGCTGAAGGATACGAAGATATCGCAATTCCTAATTATGATGACGTTAGAGTTGTCATGGGATACGATAAGATAGAACAAGGAGAAAGCTGGGACAATAAAGATACAAAAGTAATATTCCGAGGATCATCAACAGGATGTGGAAGAAAAGAAGATACAAATATGCGTTTGAAAGTTGCGAAGATGGATAAAGAATGGTTAGATGCGGGAATAACTAAACTAACAAAGAGTTTGAAGTTTGATCCAGTGCACGGACTTGGAAGAACAGAGAAGATTCCAACAGTTTCGCAAATGAGTTTTGAGGAACAAAGTAAACACAAGTTTATTTTGAATATTGATGGAAATGTAGCAGCATACAGATTACTCAAATGGTTTCAAACTGGTTCGTTAATTTTCAAAGTGAAAGGACCTTTTAAAGTATGGTATGAGAATGAACTGATTGACATGAAAACAGTGATTGAAATCAAAGCTGATTTATCTGATCTTGAAGAGAAGTATGAATGGTGTCTGAAGAACGACAAAAAATGCAAAAAGATAGCAGAGAATGCAATGAAATTATCAAAGAAGTTACTCACACTTGATTCTGTCAACAAAGCGTTCAGAGAAAGATTAAACGATGTAAAAACGAAATGATTTTTGCGAAGAAAGTGGATATCAAGACACAAATAAAATGAACTGCGAACATTGCGGAAAAACACTTGAACCTATTGAACAGGGATCGCCTGTTGGAGAATGCTGTGGAGAACTTCAGTATCTAGATGATGATGGGTAATTTGTGTCAACAATTATCAATATAACAGCTGAGGAGCTGTTTTTTCACTTAGAGCGAATAATCTTAAGGATAACAATGGAGGATATATTCCCGCAGAAAAAGGATGTTGACTACTCCTTGCTAAAGTTAACACAAGAAGGAACATACAGCGTAACTAAACGAAAAGACAGCGAACAAATCATCCAAATCATGAAAAATATATTCAGAACGTTGAACGATAAAACAATAACGGACGCAACAGCTTGTGTTGGAGGAGACACGATAAACTTTGCACTTCACTTCAAGCAAGTTGATTCAATTGAATACAATAAACACAACTTTGAGGCATTAAAAAACAATGTAGAAGTGTTTGATTTATTCAATGTAAGGTTACATTTCGGGGACTGTATTGATATATATCGTTGGGCTAGCGATATACTTTACATTGATCCGCCATGGGGAGGACCAGAATACAAAACTCTAGACCATGTAGATCTCTTTTTAGGATACACACGATTAGATGATTGGTTGGAAGAAGTATTAAGTGGTCCTTATCGTCCGATGGCAGTATTTTTGAAAGTTCCAAATAACTACAATAATGTTTCGTTACAGTTCTTATCAAATGTTGTTTCAGTAAAGACGTACCGTATCCGCACCTATTCCTTGATATGTATTCTAGTCCAATAAAAAATCAGAAAACTCACGCAAGTACATGTTGTTAATACCTTTCAACTTGATCTTTTGGAGCTTATCCAGTTCACGTTGAATGGAAGGACTTACTTGTTTTTTACGAATAGGTTTAGGAGGAAGATAGGTAAGGATGAGACACGTAATTACATCAGGAACATTGTATTTCCTTGTAACCTCGTCTGGAAGGAACATCCTTATCCCCTCCGAAGGTTTTATAAAATTTGAATATAAGGCTAAAATATAATATGTCGTCTATTGTGGAGAGAACGTTTGACGTAACAATTATAATTTTACACGTTGCGTATGTAGCCGTGGTGGTTGGTTTATTAGACAGAAAACCGGAATACCTGATAAATGTTGATTTCTGGTTGAAAGTGTTTATGGCTGTGTTTCTCATTGTGAGATTCAATCCGTTCACGTCCGTTAAATTCACAGAGTTCGATAGAAAAGTAGTGTTTGGAACAGGGTTGTTTTTGTTTACTGTAACTATCGTAAACAACTATTTACAGACATACATTGAAAGCTTAAAGAAAAATATAAGAACAGTTTTTGGAGCAGACAAATAACCAGGTTTGTCAAAAACGAATAAACAAACTGCCATACATAAAATAACAAATGTCATCTGAAGAGACGAACCTAAACTTGCTTGAAGAGTGTTTGAAGACTAAAACTGTAAGAAACGTTGCCGATAAACTGAACGTATGTGTAGGTACAGTTAAAAGATGGATTGAACTGAAAGATGTACCTATTCAATACACATTTGACTTACAAAAAATACTTTCAAGGGACATTGATTATAGCAAATACACGTCTTCTTTAAAAGACCAGTTCTTTACACCAAAAGAATTAGCAGAAGAGTGCTGGGAAACATTCAATCGTGAAGTGGAAATAAATATAGAGGAGTATACTTTTATTGAGCCGTCTGCAGGAGACGGTAGCTTCTTAGATATTTTACCAAACGGTTCAATTGGACTTGATATTGAACCGCGTTCAAATGTAGTTCAAAAGCAGGATTACTTAACTTGGACTCCAGAAGATACAACGAAAAAGTATATCGTGTTTGGGAATCCACCGTTTGGACTAAGAGGGCATCTTGCGTTGAACTTCATAAACCATTCACATAGTTTTGCAGATTACGTATGTTTTATCCTACCTCAATTATTTGAGAGTGACGGAAAAGGGTCGCCACGCAAAAGAGTGAAAGGCTACAACTTGGTATACAGCGAAGGATTGTCTGCGATGTTTTATAACCCTGAAAAGCAAGAAGTCAAAGTAAACGGTGTATTCCAAATCTGGTCCAAATACTCTTCAAACTCAAAGTATACGATCAAAGAGAACTCTGAAGAGAACATGAAGGTGTACTCTTTGTCAGACGGAGGAACGGTTTCGTCAACGAGAAACAAAAAAATGATTGGAAAATGCGACATATACCTTCCTTCAACGTGTTTTGGCAAAGAAAATATGAGAATCTACAAAAGTTTTGAAGATCTTCCAGGAAAAAAAGGGTACGGAGTAGTGTTCTTCAACGACAAGGAAAAAATGATAGAACACGCAGAAGAAATTGATTGGTCTTCCGTTAGTTTTCTATCAACAAACTCAGCATATAATTTGAGAACATCAATAATATTCGAACAGTTTATTTAAGTAATAACTTTTCTTATAAACGAGGCAATTTCTTCGTTAGAAGTAGTTGATGTGATTTTTATTGTGTTTCCATTTTTAACATTTAGTTCATTTATTTTTACACTGGTGTCTAACTTAAAATCTCCTGGACGTTCGCTGTCGCGTTTTCTCCATGTTGCAATTTTTGTAGGAAAATACGGAACGAGTTTTTCTGTGCTTTTATACTTTTCTTCTGAAAAGTTCTTGAAGATTGTTAAGTATATACATTCAGGTGCGATATCAACAAATATCATTATTTTTGCTTTCCAAGGAAGTTCTCCAAGTTCATGTTGAAAGTTTGAAGAAGAAGAACCTTGATGTGCTGTTTTAATTTCAACAGTATTACCCATGATGTTTCCATCTCCTTCTCCTCCACCTATTTGTTTTGTTTTAGATCCATCGCAATCAGCTTCAATGTTTGATACCTTACATATATTGTTAATAAGATGTTCTCCTACGTTTCCCACATTGTTGGTTTGTAATTTTACCAAATCTTTATAAGGACTATTTTTCCAAATATCTTGTTTATTTTCTTTATCTTTCTGTTCTTGAATGATACGAACAAGCATACTATGCATAGTTTCCTCCTCCATTTTTTGTTCTACTTTCAGATCATTTTTCTCAGATGGTTCTGAGGTGATAGTATTTTTACTAGCGAAAGCTTCACAAAGCTTATCGATGTCATTATCGGTCATTTTTAGTTGGCATTTGGGTTGTCGTATTTTTTATTCCGTTTTTGACTGGTTTAAGTAAATGTCAACGCAGGATACTCCCGACACACAAACGTCTCTTCAATGGACTACATCTGTTGAAAAGATGTTGGCAGATTGGTGCGACGAAGCAAAATGTTTTGAGTGGATGCATAACGAGGCGTACGCGAGATACAACAAGTTATCAACGGGGATGTCAATTGCGGCAAACACGGTGATATCGTTGAGCGGGATAGCGAACTTGATAGTGGGTAATATAACTACAACGAACTCTTCGGTAATATTTGGATGTATATCTATCGGAATAGGAATCGTGAATATGCTACAGGACAAATTTGATTGGTTGACGATGGCAAACAACTTCAAGCAAGCAGCCAAATCGTGGAACACAATAGCGCGCAAAATCCAAGAGCAGTTGTCAATACCTGCGTCGGGAAGAAAAGACTGCTCTACGTTTTTGAAGTACATCAAGCAAGATATCGAACACGTATCAGAATTCAACATGACAATACCAAAGGATATAAGAGATAAATGTTTCGACAAGTTCAACAGAATCCCAAACTTCAATGTTCCAGACATTTGCGGACAAATAGAACATACAAGTGTATACGTCGAAATGATAGACCAACCATTACTTGAACATCACTGAAAACGGAAACTTTATAAATAATTGAATGGAAACTAAAAATAAAATGAGTTCAATTAAAGATGAATTAAAAGAAGCGTTACAAACATTTGCGAACGGTAAGTGTAAACAATCTGATTGTTTGAATGAAATAGTTCTGGACTTGATAAAAACAGCAAGTGAGAAGATAGAAGAACGATCGGACAACATTATGGCTCAAGTAGATGAATACGAAATTAATTATCATAATCGTGAAAACAACCTTCACAACTTTGAATTCAGAAAATCTGAAGGACCAAACGAATACCTTGTTAAATTAGGTAACAATAAATGGTATCATTACAGATCGGAAGGACCTTTACATAAATACGTTAACGTAATTTGTGGAAGAAACCCGGACTTATGGCTTGATGATTACGACAGAGGACTAGTTGATTTTATGACCAAATGTCCAAAATGTAAAAAGCCAACAAAGTTCGAGTATAATGATTCTTTGGGAGCACCATTTAACCATATTAAATTAGTGTATTGTGATGATCACTATCACTACAAATATGATGGAGAAAAGGGAGTTCATATGCAGTACACGACTACGTACAACCAAACGTTACCTCATGGAGGCACAGTAGAACAACACGGTTGGATTGTAATGAATCCACCGGTTCCAGAATACAAACAGATTGAAAAGATGTTAGGTATGAAGAAACAAGAAATAGAAAAACTTGAGAAGGAAATAGATGAACTCAGGAAACGTTCTGAAGAGTTACGTGTATAAAAAACGGAAACGTTTTTTTCATGTTAGGGTATCTCATAAATACAAAATGAGCGAAACACTTGAAATGGAACAAGCAATTGAATGTTTACTTTACATTAGCGTCAAAGAAAGAGCAAAAACTCAACACACGAAATGTCTACTACAACTGACTACTCAAATAGAGGCAGCTGTAGGAAACAAGAAGAAAATACAAGCAGTATTAGTTCTAGCGAAATATCTTCAGAAATACTTTGACGACTTCATGATGGTATCTAAGAGGGTTCCTTTATGGAAGACAACATTCGACTCATTGCTCGAAAAGTTACATGGCGTTGCGAACCAACTAAATAAGATGATTAAGAAGCGCGTAGACCCAGAGAACCGTGATTTATATAAACACACTTGGTGTCAAATACGCGACTTGGGATACTTAGTTGAACTTGCAAACAACAATTAAAAAACGGATTTTTCTGGAAACAGATCCCGTTTTTCAATTTAAGATGGCATCGGTATTTACAAGTTCAGACGGATCAACGTACAAATCAGTATCAGCTGCGTGGCTGGCAGACAAAGAAATTTGGAAAGGAAATCGTGTGATTGATATGGACCATGTAGAACGTATAAGAGAAGGAATTAATGGAAACATTACTTTACTTAATGGGAACCCATACCGTCTTGCTTTTATCAAACAGGAAGACGGTAGTGAAAAACCTTACATCATTGACGGGCAACATCGTGCTTTCTTACTGAAAGAATACTTCAAAGTTCCAGACAGACAAGACTTTAACGTTTTAGTAGCTGGGAAACATTTCAGTAACGAAGACGAGGTGATCGGATACTTTAAAATGGTGAACAATACAAAATCAATACCGTGGAAAGAAGACCCTGTGTTATGTGCAAACGCATACATTGAAGCTATGATGAAAGTGTTCAACAAGGAACCTAAATTTCCTTTAATTAGATCTGGAAAAACATCAAGACCATTTATGTCCGCAGATAAATTACGCGAGGCATTGCTTCAGCGAAAGGTCCAAGACTGGAAAACAAAACCGTTTGAGTATGCGGATCATTGCAGAGAACAGAACAGCAGTATGGTAGAAGGATTAAAGCTAAGAGAAACACTAACCGCAATGGAAACACGTGCGTTAAACTATGGGTTCGCTCTTGCACTTGACGACAAGTTTAACTGGTTATAAAAAACGAAATTGGTTTAAATGAAAAAACCTTTTTTCAATTTAAGATGTCGTATAACGTATTTCAGACGATGGCAAGGGAACATCCAAACAAGTATCCGGCAAGGATGGGTATGCCTTGGAGTTCATCGGAGAAACATAACTTGATTATGGATCTCAAAATGGGAAAATCAATTGAAAAAATAGCGGACGAACACCAGCGGACGGTAGGAGGCATAAACTCTTACCGCAAAAAGAT